CTTGCATTTGCTGTAGGGATCAACCTAATCGGATTGGGTGTAAGTCGTGTCAATCCAGTAGCAGGTACAATCATCCTAGGAATTCCAGATATTCTTGTAGCTTATCCTATTGGTGTTGCGGCAAGCAACATTTACCAAAGTCTTGAAGGCGACACACCAACAGACAAATCCTTTCGTTTTTGGTTACCTAAATCAATGAGAAACATGCCCTTCTAACGCGCGCGAGAGTCATTCACAAGCACACTCCAGGAGAGCGTGTCCACAGTCCATACAGATTAGAATCTCAACCAGCATAGGGTTCAACGCATCATCGGGAGCATAGAAGCATTCCGCCATGTCTGCTTCCAGGAGAGCGCCCTCATCGATTTCTACTAAATCAGTCTCTTCGAGGTGGGTAGATTCATCCATCTAAGTCCTCCTGCAGCTGGAGAAGCCTGTCAGGGATGCTCCCATCGCTCACGTTCTGCAGTTGTTCCTCGTAGGTCATCCTCATCCACAAAATTCGCTCTGTTTTGTGCTCATTGATCCGGGACATCATCAATTCATCATTCTTTTCAAGGAAGTGGGTAATCTTTCGACTAGCAATCCTCGTTTTAGACCAGCGTTTGTACACTCTATACGCCGTATCTGATACATTCAGCGTTATCTGGGGCATAGTTAGCCGAGGGGAATTACGTACTTAATAGGCACACATAGGAAGAATATGACTAAGAGCATTGGTTTTTTGTTTTGACGCTGGTGCGGTGTGGCCCCCCTAGCCGCAGGGATGGGCTAGGCGGCGTCAAGTGAACCAAAGAAGATTAGCCGTCTAGTACCAAGTGTTAGTTTATTAGCGAGATAAGTTACCGCACTGGCATGGCAACGAGTAAAACAGGCAGTTTTTGGCTGACTGAGAATGTGGAAATAGCCGCAACAGCAAATATTGCGACTGGTACAATTGACCTAGGAGCATATGTTGATGTTGGCGATCAGCAGGCCCTGGCAGTAGAAGAAGTGGACTTTATTTGGCAAGACCATGACACTTCAACTGGTGACTTTTCCTCTACCTTAGATGATACTTGTGCAAGTGACTCTGCTTTTGATGTTCAACTCTCAGATTTGAATCCTGGTGGGGTAATTGTTCGAGCAGATGATAATAACCTAGTTGCATCTGCTTCTCTTCTCCTAGCTAACGGTGATAATATTCTTTCAATGGGTCCTGACTTCTATCCTGACAACTTCGGAAAATTGGACGAGGCTCGAATGGTGGTTAATGACCAAATGTTTGTAGTAGCAGCATCCAGCGCGGCTATTGTCGCCGCTCATGGCCTATCAGTTACCTGCAGAATAAAAGCCCGCATCGTCAAACTATCGACGAAGGACTGGATGAGTATAGCGATCCAATCAACAGCAAGCGACAACTGAGTAGGTGTTTTCCTTGGTTAAGGTAGAGGGAACTCTCGAAGAACTCGCGGAACTTTTCCGGTCTGGGCGGAAAACCGTAAGGAGTGCGCGTAAACTCAAGCGCCAGGCTGACCCAACTATCAAGAAAGTCAAGCGTAAGGCATCTGCATACTCGAAGGAAGTAGGGAGACAACTGAAGAAGCTGAAGAAGAAGCATCCTCGCACTCCAGTCTCTAAGCTAATGAAGCGAGCGCATGCAGCTGCGAAGAAAGCGAGGAAGTGATTGAATGCCAAAAGAACCTAAGTCGCACCAACTGTTCAAACAATTAGAAGAGGGATTGTTCGCACATAATTATGTTAGTGATGCTTCAACAGTCTCTGGTACTGGTTGGGAAGTGATACTAGGAGTTGACGCATTAGGTAATGCCATACCCTATTTTACAAACAGAACATATATTGATCTTGCTGGATGGAGCAAACAAGACCTAACCTGTTTCATTAGAGGGGTTGACATTCAACAGCAAAGACGGCCGAGGTCAAGTACTACAGGGGTCCTTGAAGTTACAATAATAGATTTACTTACGACTCGGCGACTAACAGACGAAGAAATCACAAACTGGTCTTCAGATGGAGGACCGGCCGCGCATAATGCTCCGGGCTTCCTAGACTCGACGGTTGACCTTATGCAAGTAGTATATGGTGAACGAACAACATATGTCATGAATTCAACAATGGCTCCAGGCTTAGCTGGCGCAGTGTATGTTACTTTAGGAGCAGAGACCTTTGGATCAGGTCAACCCATTGCCACCGATAAACTCCACTGGACTCGAACCATCTGGATGAATGGATCCGGTGCTAATGAATTCGTTATTATCGGCGCTTCTAATCTAGTCGTACAGGCGGTTACAGCAGAAGAGAAGGATCTAGTCTGGATGGAGCGCCTTCGCCGCAGTTATGTTATTCAAGATGAGGTAGATGTCTAATGGCTATCGAAAAGAAAAAAAAAAGCCGTTTGACATCTCTTTATTAGGTCAACTTCCTTATGCACCTGGCATGATAGAACCGTTACAAAGTAACACACCAGCAGTAGGTACTCTCATTCCTAACATTACAGTTAATATTCCCTGGGCATCTGACGTTAGGAATCTTCCAATTGCTCCTAGTGGTTATCCCCCTTCCTTCGTGCTGCAGTGGTTGGAACACGTCACAGAACCAATTAAAGAACGGTATAAAGAAACAATCTTTTATCCCGACGATCCAGCTGACGAAAGAATGGGTCTTGCATTTGCTGTAGGGATCAACCTAATCGGATTGGGTGTAAGTCGTGTCAATCCAGTAGCAGGTACAATCATCCTAGGAATTCCAGATATTCTTGTAGCTTATCCTATTGGTGTTGCGGCAAGCAACATTTACCAAAGTCTT